AAGCTTTAAAAGCCTTGCGGACGCTCAACTCTGGGCCATTACCATAGCCACCAGAGAGGCCGATATAGAGGCCGCTGTAATGCTGTCTGGCCTCGTCATAGCCCCTAATTTGTGATCTGCTTCACATAATGAGGCGCAACTTAAATATTTATTGAATCTTTTGACACTTTGCCCGTCTTATCGCTGTCGGTTAGCAATTAAGCACTAACGCTAGTCCGAAAGCGCCAGCAACATTGGCGGAAAAAGCCAAGCACTTGGCGGAGATTGTAAATTACGTGAGCAGTTAAGCACTTAATATAACTGCATTGAGTGAGGCAACAGACACTCAACGAGCAAAACGGACTGCTTAGACCTAACCACCAGCCTTCAAGGTGATTAGCGAGTACGACGAAGCCCACGAGGCGAAGGCAACCAAACCACCAGCTACCGTTATGTAGATAACTGAGCGCCGGATGGTCAAACCAGAAACTTGGAAGGGCGGTGATACCACGCGCCAAGGGGAAGGGGAGACAGCAAGGATAACGCAAGGGGATGTAAGTAACGGGGGGCTGGCGAGAAACGACGGGAGGGCAGCAGCTCTCCCCGGTCAGATAGCTACACATCAAGGAGCAACACATGAGAGAAGCATACGCATACGCCGTCAGCCTTATACAGGCTGGCTACACGGTAGACGAGGCCGGTGACGCGGCCTCTATTCAACACGGGCTCGACGAGTTCCAAGAGGACGACATAACACGCCGCCTTCGCAGATTCTTTGCGGGCTAGGTGAGCGGCAAACGAATCACAACCAAGAACGGAGAGACACTATGAGACCCCTGATATCCGGTGACTTTGTTATCGGTGAGGCGCTCGACGACCGCGAGTTTGGTCTCGAGCACGCCATTGAGGCGCGGCGCAACATCGACTGGCGACTACACCACGACTGGTGGTGGGCTAATCGGTGGACGCTGGTTGAGCTTGTCGGCTACGACGAGGCGCATCGGGCCGACTGGTCTGATCTGCACGACCAGTGGAGCGAACGCTATCCCTGAATGAGATTCGGCGCCCGTCCGGGCGTGGCAACAGCACCGGGCAAAAACGATTCGAAACGAAATCAACGACTTACAAAACACACGGAATAACCCTGCTAATAAATGGAGGCAGCCATGAAATTACACCACGGATGTGACAACCCCGCCGAGCTGCTTGCAGCTATCGCAGCGGGTAAGAACGGCAAGGAAGGCATCAACAAGGGCCTGCACCTTGCTCCTCGCGACTTGGTCGCACGCAACTACGGCAAGTACCTGATTACATTCCTACTGAGTGCTGACATTGCCAGCGCCCACGTTGGAACGATCAACAAGGACGGAAACGCCAACGCCAAGGTCGGCAACGGTATCGAGGTGGTCTTGACTACCGACGCAGCTGTCGAGTCGTTCATTAAGAACGTCACGGCCGCCGAGGTCCTGTGTCCTGATGGCCGAGTCGCAACTGTAGACATCAACACCGCAGAGATTTTGCGCGTGAAGTGAGCAGTAAACAATTCTAAGTAAATCAACGTCTTGCAGAACATACGACTAAACAGTCGTTACATATGTGAGCGGCATACAAATCATTGGAGAGCATTATGTCAGCAGAAAACTGGGAATCACTGCTTGAGTCCGAGGGCCTTGGAGTTATTGAGCCGGCCGAGCTTTACGCACACGTCGGCGGTGCAAGGCGACCAAAAGGTAAGTGGGCGCGACTAGACGCTGAGATCAACGACCTGCAGAACCGTGCGGAGTTTATGACTGAGTCGCCAGAGACCGCCCGTGGGTTTGAGACTAAGCCCAGCTCTAAGCAGGGCGGCCAGCCCAACGACATGGGCTACGGCGGTGAGCCTGAGTACTGGGAGCGTGGTGAGAACGATCAGCTAGGCGAGGACCACTGGGACGACTTCGCGCTGTCATTCACGGCAACGGCTAAGGAGGCCGAGATAGCAGACAGGCGACGAGCGTCTGTATGCGGGTTAAACGAGCACCAAAAGCCGATACCCCTAAAGCCACGCAGGAAGCCCTCGGAACCCGGCAAGGTGTGGCGCCAGCGAATTCGCGACCACATCCTTGGTGATTACGCCGCCAAGGGTAACGGCCCGCTACGGAGCGACTGGCGTCCGCCTATGCCTCCCTATGCACACACCGACGCCGGCAACGGCCCTCTGTCGATCAAGGACCAGCCAGGTCCTGACTTCGGATCAGCTCCTCGAGTAGACGAGCCCGTCCGCATGTCGCCAATCGTTGACACGATGACCTACCCACCTGGTCGCGGCCCTTATCAGACCGGCCGATACATGGCCACAAACTCGGACATAACGGGCTAAAAACCTCAATAAGCAGGTAAATCAACGACTTACAGGTCAGAGACCGAAATGGTCGTTATATATGAGACAAGGAGAAAAACATGCAACCCATAGACTTCAATTGGATGTCAGAACGCCCCCAAGAGCCTCAGCTCAAGGACCTGCAGCGGCACATCGACGCGCTTATAGAGCTTGGCTACGACGTTAGCGGCCTGTCCAACGAGGACATTGAGTACATGATCGAGCAGGTCAACGAGGGATTCAGAGATGGAGACTGGGAGGACTACATAGAGTTTATCGACGACGAGCAGTACGAGATACCTCTCTAATGCTTGTCAGTCGTGACGACTTTAGAAACCTGAGAGTACAGGAGGAGCTGAGCTACAACCGGGTGGACAACGTGGCCATGCCGCTTGACTTGGTAGGCCGCGCCATGAAGCGCCGCAACGCGGTCGACGAGGGCATCCAGCCACCTTGGCCAAAGCTTGAGGGAGGCTTTGCACTCAGGCCCGGCGAGCTGGTGCTCGCGGGCGGGTATAGCGGACATGGCAAAAGTGCGGTCATGGCTCAGTGGGGGCTGCACGCGGCAGCCCACGGCAGTCGGGTCGGGTTCATCAGCTTGGAGCTACCGGCTGAGTTCCTATTCGACCAGCTCGCAAGCTTTTCTGCTGTGTCGCCTGAGACGCCTGAGTCCTACCTGAGAGAGTTTGCTAACTGGATGGATGACTCGCGCCTATATATCTACGACAAGGTAGACGTGATGACTCCCGAAGAAGCGCTGCAGGCGTGCATAGGGCTGGTCAAGTTCTTCGGCTGCCAGCTGATCGTACTGGACTGCCTGTTCATGGTGTCGCTGGCCGATGACCTCGAGCAGGAGCGGGCATTCAGCCAAAAACTGGCGGCAATCGCCAAGAGCATGAACGTCTGCATTGTCCTCGTGCATCACATGAGGAAGCCGGCAGGCAAAGAGGGTGAGAAGCACATACCTACGAAGCACGATTTCATCGGCTCCAGCCACTTGGTCAACGTGAGCAGCTCTGTGCTCATTGTCCATGAAGACAAGGAGAAGACGAAGAAGCGCAACCAAGGTGAGGAGGTGGACGACGACTTCCCGGACATCAACTTGGTGGTGGCTAAGCAGCGTTACCACCGCTACGAGGGCCGCACTGGCTACTGGCTGCACGACAAGGTGCGACTGCTGTGTAACAGCAAGCGCCGTGAATACAGACCAGTCGAAATCAGACAACAAATGAGGGAGGCAATGAGCCGTGAGAATGATTGATAAGGGAGAGCTTCAACTTGACTTTGAGGTCGACGAGCTGGGCGCTGTAACGCTCAACATCGGCTACGAGGCCGACTACCTGGAAACGGACCTTGAGATCATTTACGTGCGCTCAGAGTCCGGTCAGGACGTCGACACTCTGTTCGACGACGACGCTATCTATAACGAGTGCTGGGAGGCGCTAGAGCTATGAACACTGACAACTTTTGCCAGACGCTAATGGACGACGAGGACCTAGACACCCTGCTGGACATAGCAGTGGCCTGTGTGGGCTCCGTGTGTCCAGAGGGCACCAAGACAGAGGCCAGCCGGCTGATTGCCATGGTGGTGATTGAGAAGCGACGACGCATTGAAATGAAGGAGCTAGAAAATGATCTCTACTAAAACTGTAAAGGCAGCAGCAGCGGCGGCACTGATCGCCGCGTCCGGGTTTGTGTCGGCAGATGACGACTCATGTGTAGACGCAATCAACTACGCAATGAACCACGCTACCGAGGACAAGCTGAGTAGCGTGATAAATGCCCAGTGGAAAATCGTCATCAGTGAAAAGGCCACCGACATTGAGAAGCTGTCCAGCCTAGTCGTTTTCGTGACCTACCAGCGCGCCGCTTATAACTGGGAAGACGTCCTCGAGAAGTATGGAGACGCTAACGGGTTCCGCGACTTTATGTACGGCTCCTGCGTGGACATGGTGACCGAGTACGACGTGGTAAAGCGGTCCACCACCAGTCAGGCATCACAAACCTATGACGAAATCTACTGAGGGCTAAGCCATGAGCAACCACTACCAAGCAACAATGTTACGTGCTGACCGGCTACGAGCCGACGCACCCAAAACCAACCATGTACTGCACCTGATTCTGACGCTTATTACTGCGGGCCTGTGGGCCTTTGTCTGGATCATTGTGGGTTTAATCAATCAGCACCGCGCCCACTACGCAGTCAAGGAGGCTAAGCAGCACGAGGCGAGGGCTCTGAGGATACTTGAGGAGGGCGGGTTATGAGAACTAAAGGCGCACAGAACTGGACGCAAAAGCAGCTCGACGAGCTGTCGGAGATGATGGAGAAGGGCCACAGTAACTACGACATGGCTGCCTACTTCGGACGCACCCCGCAGGCAATCGCCAACATCAAGATGAAGATCAACGACCCGGACTACTACCGCAAGTACAAGCGGTCCCCGATCATGGGAGCAACCATGCCCGAGCTGATCTCATGGGCCGTCGCTGCGATCCTCGGGTTTAGCGCCTTCTTGGTTGTCCTGTCTAACATTTAATCTAGCCTAGTAAAGGATTGCTTATGAACAACTTTGAGTTTAGCAGTACGATGTCGGATTACCAGACGCTTATCCACCAAAGTCGATATGCTCGGTGGCTCGACAGCGAGGGCCGCCGCGAGACGTGGGACGAGACCTGCCAGCGTTACGCTGACTTCTGGGACGACAAGGTCGACCTAGCAACCAAGTCTGAAATCTTCAACATGATACGTGACATGCAGGTCATGCCCTCTATGCGCGCACTGTGGGCCGCTGGCGATGCGTTGGCTAGGGATAATACCTGCGCCTTTAACTGTGCCTACGTGGCCATTGACCACCCCCGAGCGTTTGACGAAGCCATGTTTCTCCTGATGTGCGGCTGTGGCGTGGGATACTCAGTAGAGCGCCAGTCAGTCAGCAAGCTGCCAGAGGTTGCGGAGCAGCTGGCAGCCACCGACACAACCATAATTGTGGGCGACAGCAAGAGAGGTTGGGCCACTGCATTCAAGCAGCTGATCTCAATGTTGTATATCGGTGAGGTTCCCAAGTGGGACGTGTCAGGCGTGCGCCCTGCAGGCGCTAAGCTCAAGACTATGGGCGGCCGTGCATCCGGACCGGCTCCGCTGGTAGACCTGTTTGAGTTCACTGTGCGCGTGTTCAAGGGTGCAGCCGGGCGCAAGCTTAACAGCACTGAGGTCCACGACATCTGCTGCAAGATTGGTGAGGTTGTCGTTGTAGGCGGCGTCCGCCGATCTGCAATGATCTCACTGGGCAACGTCAGCGATGACCGCCACCGTTCACTGAAGACCGGCGAGTGGTGGAAGCATGACCCTCAGCGTGCGCTGGCTAACAACTCAGCCGTGTACACAGAGAAGCCTGACTTCGGTGTGTTCCAGACTGAGCTAAAGAGCCTGTACGACTCTTACTCTGGCGAGCGTGGGATCTTTAACCGCGAGGGCGCCAAGAAGAAGCTCGAGGCACTCGGTGTGCGTGAGGCTGACCACGACTTTGGCTGCAACCCCTGCGCTGAGATCCTGCTGCGTAGTGCTGGGCTATGCAATCTAACCGAGGTCATCATCCGCCCCGAGGACACGCTCGAGACGCTGAAGTACAAGGTCAGGTACGCCACGATAATGGGCACTCTGCAGTCTAGCCTGACCGGCTTCCGCTACCTGCGGGCTAAGTGGAAGAACAACGCCGAGGAGGAGCGCCTGCTAGGTGTCAGCTTCACCGGCATCTGTGACCACCCGGTCATGTCTGGCAGGAAGGGCGAGAAGGTCCTCACCGACTGGCTGCGTGATCTACGGGCCGTTACGGTCAAGGTCAACAAGGAGTGGGCCAAGAAGCTGGGCATTAACCCGTCGGTGGCGATCACCACGGTCAAGCCTAGCGGCACGGTCAGCCAGCTGTGTGACACGGCCAGCGGCATTCACCCGCGGTATAGCAAGCACTACATACGCACCGTTCGGCAGGACGTTAAGGACCCGCTGACGGACTTCCTAATCGCTCAGGGTGTGCCTAACGAGCCCTGCGCCATGAAACCGGAGAACACTGTTGTATTTAGCTTCCCAGTCGCATCACCCAAGACGGCGCTTACTGTTGCCGATGTTGGCTCTATTGACCAGCTTGAGCTTGCTCGGATTTATGGGGGCGCATGGGCGGACCATACCGTTAGTCTCACCGCTTATTACACGGACGATTCGTGGTTTGACGTGTGCTCATGGATCTGGAAGCACTGGGACTCAATGATTGGCATGTCCTTCCTGCCATTTGACGGCGGCACCTACAAGCAGGCGCCCTACCAAGAGTGTGACGCGGAGACCTACAGGGCCGCGGTCAAGGCTATGCCCAAGATCAACTGGGACGAGCTGAAGTCGTTCGAGCAGTCGGACAACACAACCGGGTCGCAGACCTTGGCCTGTGTTGGCGACAAGTGCGAGTGGGGCGTCTAGTGGCTAAGAAGAAAGTCGATGACGTCGGGGCAATGATTGATGAGAAGCGCCCACGCAAGTGGGCCGAGGAGATCATGTCCCTAGCCTGTAAGACCAAGCGCCGGGCCCTCTTTGAGAGGGTCCCGGATCACATCAAGCAGATGGTGATGGATCACTGCCAGGTAGCAGCAAGGAGCGGCAAATGAGTGATGTTCATTTCGACAGCGGGTTTGAGAGGAAGCTGTACGCGATCCTCGACCCAACGGAGGCCAACTACCACCCGGAGGACTGCCGGCTCTACTACTCGATAGAGAGCCGCTACGAGCCTGACTGGGTGGTGTGGAACGACGACGGCACGACGACCTATGTAGAGGCTAAGGGGAGGTTCAGAGATCGGACAGAGACACGGAAATACCTTGCGGTCAGGGATGGCCTCAAGCCGACGGAGGAGCTGGTTTTCATCCTCCAGAACCCCAACACCAACATGCCCGGAGCAGTCCGACGGAAAGACGGAACCCGAGCATCAATCAGCGAGTGGTGCGACAAGCACGACTTTGCATGGTTCACGGCAGAGACCCTGCCAGACCACTGGAGGCGAAAGCTATGAGTAGAGTAGGGATAATTGGTGACACACACCTACCCTATGAGCAGCCGGGCTACCTAGAGTTCTGTCGGGAAACCTTTGATCAGTGGGAGGTTGATACGGTCATCCACATCGGTGACTTCTTCGACAACCACAGTCTTAGCTTCCACGACAGCGAGCCGGTGCTGCACAACGTCCACGGGGAGCACGAGCACGCGCTAGAGCGCGCTCAGGGATGGTATGAGGCGTTCCCATATTTGACCCTGATAATGGGCAACCACGACAGGATACCCGCAAGGCAGCTCAAGAAGCTGGGCATGGAGCCCACGATCTACATGCGGCCGATTGAGGACCTGTTCCAGATGCCTCCGGGTTGGGAGGTCGAGGATCAGGTCGAGATAGACGGCGTGCTCTACCACCACGGCGAGACCGCCAACGGTGTTAACGGCTTCCGCAACGACGCGAAGCAGCGCATGCAATGCACGGTGACCGGGCACAACCACAGCAACTTTGGCGTGAGCTACACGGCAAGCGACAGGGAGCTGGTGTGGGGACTGGCGGTGGGATGCGGTGTCGATAACAGCAGCATGGCCTTTGCCTATGGCAGGAACTTCAAGAACAAGCCGATCATCGGCTGCGGTGTAGTAATCGACGGGCTGCCCTATGCGGAGCCCATGAACCTTGGCAGCAAGATAAGGAGGGTCGCATGACTGACAGCATCGACGACGTGACGCCAGCGGAGTGGGACACGCTAGGGCGCAAGGCAACGTTTCACGACCACAGGACCAGATACAAGGCCGGCACCCGGTCACTGCCTGACGAGGTGGAGCAGCCCAGCCACTATACGGGCGGTGAGGTGGAGTGCATTGACTACATACGCCAGCAGCTGGGCGAGGAGTTTGAGAGCTACCTCGAGGGCAACGTGCTGAAGTACACGCACCGCTACAAGGTCAAGGGCAAGCCGATAGAGGATCTACGCAAGGCGCAGGTATATCTGGGTTGGTTAATAGAGGAGCTAGAGAATGAGTGAGAGCAACTGGCGAAAGCTTAGCCGGGTAGATGTCAGCCACGGCGTGGAGGTCAAGCACGGCGGCCTGTCGTACCTGAGCTGGTCTGTGGCGTGGGCAAGCTTGATGGATCACTTCCCGCAGGCAACGTATGAGTGGCTGGAGCCGATCATACTGCCCAACGAGACGGTCATGGTCCGGGTCACGGTGACGGTTGACGGGCTAACGCATGAGATGCAGCTGCCTGTACTGGACCACCGCAACAAGCCGCTGGCTAACCCTAGCGCGTTTGACTACAACAGCGCACAGATGAGGTGCCTAGTTAAGTGCATCGCCATGCACGGTATCGGCATCTCCCTGTACTTGGGTGACATGAAATCGGTAGTCACTGAGAGCGGCTATGAGAGGGCTCAGGCGCTGATTGACGCTGGTGACGCTGTAGCGTTCCACCAGTTCATCAACAGCCTGTCAGAGGTCGATCAGGTCGAGTTGTTTAACGGTGCACCGCCCGGCAAGAAGACGTCCTACAAGGAAGCACACAGGGCTATGCTCAAGCAGGCTGAGCAGTTTTTCACTGAGGTTAAGACGGCAATTGAGGAGGCGATTGCTAACGAGGACAGCATGTTGCTGGCTGAGACAGTCAACGAGTTAACCACCTACGAGCGGCAGGCCCTATGGGCACGACTGGACGCTACCCAACAATCTGAAATGAAAAGGATCAAAGCATGAGCCAATACGCAGACGACAACCTAATGGTCAACGGTATGTACCCAAAGCCCAAGCGTGACGGAGCGCCTGACTTTGTATTGGGCACTGTCAGCATCAACGTCGCCCAGTTCCGGGAGTGGTTTAAGGGCTACCTAGCGGAGAACCCCGGCGAGGAGTGGGTCAACATCCAGAACCTCGAGTCGAAGAACGGCAAGTTCTACTCAAAGGTCGACACATGGAAGCCTGACCCCGACAAGGCATCTGCACCGGCTAACCACCCCGTAGGGGCTCTGGCGCCTGCAGACGACATCCCGTTCTAGTGATTACCGTCACTGAGTGGGTACTGATTAGCGGGGGCCTAGCCCTCGCTGTTTTTCTGATTATAGATCACCTAGACACCATGTTTAGGGGTCGCTCATGTATGACTAAGGAGGATAGGAAAGTGAGGGATTGGCAGAAGTGGGAGCAGGCGATTTACTACGGCGTAGTTGTTGCGCTGCTGGTGTTTAACGTCTGGTGGGTTATCGAGGAGCTGACATGAATTATTGGGTTGTCATGTTTGACCGAGACGGTGGTGAGCAAGATCCCGAGGGGCCTTTTGACTGCCAGAGTGACGCCAAGAGTCACGGCGAGTTCATGCTGGACTGGCGTTGGGTTTCTTATGAGATACAACCGGAGGATAGCTATGACTGAGTTATGGATACTGGCCGGCGCGCTTGTTGCCTGCGGTGTGTACATCAATTACCTGACGTATAAGTTAGGGCGCATGGCAACGCACCTTGAGAACGCTAACACGGTGCTCATGGTGATGATGAATGAGGAGGCTGAAAATGGTGGTGAGCTTTGAGGACCTTCAGGAGCTGTCAGGTTGTCGGCAGCAAACAAAGGTGATAGAGTGGCTCAAGGCTAGTCATATACCGCACGTTGTGGGTAGTGACGGTAAGCCACGAACAACTCACGAACTTCTGGAGCGATGGCATGACGGATCAAAGAGCACTACCGAGGTACGTTTCAAAAACAAAAAGAGGGTTTGAGTACCGCCCGTATTTAGGCTGGAAAGACAACAAGCCCGACTGGGGTCCCCGTCAGGTCATAGCAGCACCCGGCGCCTCGAGCGCCGAGGTGTGGGAGGCATGGAGCCTGCAGCAGACCGAGATGTTCACACTGGCGTGGCTACTGGACGAGTACACCAAGTCGAAGCGGTTTATGCGACTGGCCACCAAGACTCAGGCCGACTACCTGACATACAAGGATTCGCTGCTCTCGACTAGAATCGAGGGCGGCGTTTTCGGCCGTGTGCAGCTTGCCCACATCACCAAGCGCACGATACGTGGCTTTCTGGACTCGTACCCGCACCCGGTTGCAGCTAACCGCAGGGTGGCCATGCTCAAGTCTGCGTGGAACTGGGCCGACGAGCTTCACGAGCTGCCGACTAACCCGTGCCTGGGGGTCCGCATGAACGAGGAGCTGCCACGTCAGCGCTACATCACCGACGAGGAGTTTGACAGCATCAAGGCGCTAGCAAACCCGTATCTGGTACAGATAATGGAGCTTGCCTATCTTTGCCGCATGCGTAAGTCGGAGGTGTTAGCACTGCGCCGGGAGGACATTGTCGAGGACGGTTTGACAGTGATTCGCAGCAAGGGGAGTGAGGGCGAGATCACCCTGTGGTCAGACCGCCTCAGAGCCGCTGTGAGCGACGTTAACGGTGGGGAGCACATCTGCTACGGGTACTCGACACAGGGCTTTAAGAGCGCGTGGAGGCGCCTTATAGAGCGGACGCGGAGGGAGGGCATCGAGCACTTCACGCTGCACGATCTGAAGGCCAAGGGTATCAGCGATCAGGTCAATAACTGGGCCGGTCACCGATCACCTAATATGCGAAAGGTTTACGTCCGCAAGCTGCAGCTGATTGAGGCCACTGCGTAGTAAACTGCTAACTTTTAGCGTGGGTAGATGAAATCAATATTCTACCCAAAACCCTAACCAAAAAAAGGGGCCGAAGCCCCTAAGTCATTGATTTAATGGCGCGCCTGGAAGGATTCGAACCTCCGACACCCTGATTCGTAGTCGGAGGTCTTCAGGCGTAAGCCATTGATTATCTTATTATTATCTCGTCCCTGTGGGTAGCGACTGCCCGGAGCGAGTAGTTTTTGACTAGTTTTAGATAGGGCTTCCGGTCATCACGGCCGTGTACGCTGCGGTCGCCATCTCGGCAGATCCGGTCCTCTTGAACACCTCGTCCCCAGCCTTCTGGGCTGCGGCCTCAGTGCCTCCCTGCAGCACGTCGTTACCCTGCCGCATGGACTCATCGAACCCTTCGCCTGTCAGCATTCCATAGCCGACACGACCCAAGCCCTGCAGACCTCGGGCCGGCATCTCTGCAACATCCAATAACCCCTGAGCCGTACCCTTTAGGTCGTCCCATAGCTGACCAGCCTGCTGCGAGACAGGGTGAGAGCCCCTCGCTGCCGCTGTGGCTCCTGCGCCGCCTGCACCTAGCAGGGCCATGAATCCGGGCGTAGCGTTTCCCTGCTGAGTTATTCGCATTTTGTTAGGATCAAAAACAACGTAGTTGCTAGCATCTTCCACCTCGGGGCCTTTCCCGTAGGCGTTAGTGGCACGGTCGGGGTTTGGATACCTTATTCCGTGGACCCCAAGCTCGTCTAGAGTCTTGGCAGCCCCTGCGGCTGTGTTTTCGTCAGCAAATACCTGCATCTCGTCAAACGTCGCTAGGTAATCTTGCTCCGCAGCCTTGAAGGCATCCGACTCTTTAGGTACTGGCCCGTTGTATGGCTGACCGTTTATGAGTGCCTCAAGGTCAACGTCGTCACCAATCGCAAAGTCTGGCTTTAGGCTTTCCATGCGCTCATGGGCCTCTTTCCTTTTGGCAGCCACCCTGTCTATGTTTCGACTCCTTAAACCTGCTCTATCTTTCGTTAGCTGTTCGTATACCTCGGCACCAGTCTGGTCTTTGTCGTAGCCAAAAAGGAGTAGGGTCTCCCTTACCTTTTCTGGCTGCTCTGACACTGGCAGGTCCCAGTCAAGCATGGAGTTGGAGTCGATGTCGGCCTCGACGCTTGCAAGCATCCCCTTTTGCCCTTGAGCCTCTATTTTTGACGCAACAGAGTCTGCGAGTCCCTCGGGGTAGTCTGCAGAGCTAAAGTCTCTCCTAAGCTCGTCAGGCGTGATGTGCAGCATTGCATTTTCCCACATGGCTGCCGCGTCGTAGTCCTCCGCATCAATGGCGGCGTTGTACTCTGCCATCATCATTTCTTCGGCATCGTAATCTCTGGGCCTATAGCCCTTAGCCGTGTCTATAGAGTCGGACCCATAGACCCCATGACCATACATTTGACCGTTGGAGGTTCCTACCTCGGCAGGTAGCTCGAACTTATCAAACTTTGCTGGGGACCCATGGAAAAACTCTAGGACCTCTCTCCCTGCCCGTGTAACGAAGCCAGCCTCGGCATCGCTCGACTGGCCTGCAGCTGCTGCCCCTAGAAGTCCCGCCATCTGCTTGGCAGTGCTTACGGCGCCCATTATCGACTAGCCCTCTGCAGCATGCCCTCACCGTCGAGCTGAGCTGCTGCCGCCTTGGAGTTGGAGTTGCTTCTGATCTTGTTGCCGATGAACTCCACGGACTGCCCGAGTACGGGCGTTGCGCTTCCTACATTGACCGCCCCCCTCCCAACTGTGCCCAGCATTCTTATGAGTTTATTTGCTGAGCCCGACGGATTGCCCACCCCCGGTAGTTTCTGGTTTGCAACTTGGGCCGTGTTTCTTATGGCCCTGAGTTTAGCTGCGCCAACATCGCCAAAGAGCAGCTCAAGCTTGCCGGTCTGGTCTAGGTCGTCAATCTTTTTGACTAGGCCGGCGACGGACAGCCCTCGACCCTCTCCGCTGGCATTAGACTGTGTGGTCTTAACCTGCGCGGCAAGGTCCCTCAAGATGCCGGAGGTTATATCTCGCCAAGCCTGAGCGCCTTCAGTGCCGAACCCTCTGAGCTGGCCCTCCACCCTCTTTAGCTCGTCAACTGGGAGCTGATATATCTTTCTTGTTACGGTCTCAGGAGAGATTTTGTCCGCGCTGTACTTGCCCTTGGTGTCGAGCAGCTGGTCGACGAACATGTTCTCCTCGAAGTCCACCGCATACTGACGACGCTTGGCTCTCGCCTCCTTAAACAGCGTCCCCCCAGCTACTCCATCAAGCTGCTTGTCTATGACCTCGGTTAATTCGCGCACCATCCTGCCGGTCTGCGGCGCTTGGCTATTATTGAACCCTGCAAGACTTGCGCGGACCTTCTCCATCTCCCCGACCGACAGCTCCCTCATTACTATTTTTCCGTCTACGAGGTCAGCAAACCCACGGTCAACAAGGAGCCGCTCAAGGTTTGGCAATGCTGTATCTGTGCCGGGGTAGCTCCTGAAGTCGTCAAATCCCTCGGTGGCTAGGTAGGTGTTTATCTTGTCGCTTGCCACGGGTAGGCTGGCCTCGTCCGCAGCTCTGGCCTCAGTGTACAGCCTGTCAACCTCCTTCTTTGCGGCTTCCTTCTCCCTCTGAAATACCTCTTTGGTCCTGTTCCCTACGTCATACGAGCCATACGGGACGTATTCACCGTCTGGGGACATTCCTATCTCTGCGGCAGTCTCGTCTACGCTGTCAATAAGCCGGTCATTTTGCTGCTGATACCTATCGAGTATTGGGCGGCCCTCGTCAGTGTGTGCGACCATATCCTCTCTGGCCTGCTCGTCTATGTTTCTGGCAATCTGCCCCCTTGTTAGCCCAGTATCCTCGCCCAGACCCGCTAAACGCGCCTCGTAAAGGCGCTTTTCCATCTCGGCTTGGTGCATCCGAAGGCTCTCCGTCTCGGCCGCGCCTGCATCACGCCTATTCTGAGCCCTCTGCTCTACAAAATTACCTGCTCGGTTGACCCCGCTTGCCACCGTGTTACCCACTCGGCTTGCGCCGTTCGCCAGCTTGTCACCGCCGGGGAGGGCGCGGGTGGACATATCGACTCCCAATCGCGCCTCTGAAGCGTTACGCGGAACCCTGCCACCAAAGCCAGCCATACCCGGAATCCCTGCCTCAAGTGATGCGAGGAAAGGGTCTGCCGCGTCTAGGTACTGGTTGGCCAGCTCTGTATTGCCGCCGGGCAGGCCGACGGCATTAGCAACCCTTGCCGTCGTCGAGGTGTCAGGCATAACCCTCCCGGCCCTCTCTCCGGCCTCCTGCTGAGACCTGCGCGCGCCTTCGTAGGTTCCAAAGTCACCCCTGACCATAGAGTTGGCCACGGCCTGCGCGTTAGATACTGGCGCGGCAATAACCCCCATGGCCGCCTGTCCTGCCGTTGTCGCCGTGGCGTTTGCTATGGCTCCAACTTTCTCCCAGAGGCTAGGCTCAGGGCCTCTCTGGGCCTCTGCGGTTGCCTCTGCCTCCGCTAGGTTTGCGGCTGTGGGCATGTCTGAGTCTGCCGAGGCGGTCTCGTCGGCAATGGCTAATCGTATCTCGTCAGCCACAGAGTCCAGCTCGTCGGGTGAGTTGGCGTCAACAGCGTACCATCTACCCTCAACTTCTAGCTTGTACTTAGGCATTTAGCTGCCCTCCGGGATTAACGTATATTTATTGCCTGACGGGGTAACGCCTTCCGTGCTCGTGTTAGGCGCCCTGTCTTCTTCGGGGATCTTTACCTCTGCAGAGGCGATGTCGCCTCCGCTGGCGTTCACTAGGGCATCTCTCCTGAGCTTGTACGACTGCCTTACGCCCTCTGAGAGGCTACTGTTCTCGGCGTTTACGAACGAACTCATACCCGTGAGGCTCTCGTTCATTTCTCTCTGAGCCACCGCTGCGCGTCTTTCAAGCGCCTTTATGACCTCCTCCATCACGCCAGTGTTGACCTCCTCGTTTTGGTAAATGCTCAAGAACGACGCCACCTCTGATTTTGTCCACTCGAAGTCCGTTGTCGGTCCCTTAAATCCTTGGAGGAACTCCATGGCTGCCTGAGCGCCCTTAACCTTAAACCGTCCCTGATCCTCGGTCCCCAGACCCAGAACCGCCTGCAGGCGGGGCAGGATTGGGCCTGTGTTGACTTTAGACTCGCCCGTTATTGGGTCCGGCTTGACCTGAGCAAGCGCCTCTCTGGAGCCTATTAGCTGATAGTTCACACTATCCAGCGTATCCCTAGCGGCAGAGTACCTGTCCGCGCTCGCATCGAAATCTTTAGCAATACCCTTAGAGACCAATGTCGAATCTTCGACTGCGCCTGCAACCTGTGCGTCGGTGGTTGCCTCTCTTTCTGCAAAATCATCTCTTGTTACGATCGTAGTCAGGTCCCCGTTGCTGCTAAGGGTATCGGTTTGGCCGCCGCCCGCATCAACAAGCTGTGAGGCTCTAAGGTTGTCGAAGTAAAGCTTTTGCTCAGGTTCGGTGAGGCCCTTTACGTATAGGTGCTCCCTGACCTTTGACGGCAGGTTTGGGTTCATGTAGCTAAGCTCTCCCCCAGACTTTAGCTCCTGAATAGCCTCGATACCTTCCTTTGCCGAAAGTGTCTGGTCATCAAGGCCCTGTCTAATCATCAGGGCAACGCCTTTCTGATCCTCTCTCAATGTCGGGAGCATGTTGTTAATGGTAGACGAGACCCTTCGGCCGGCCGCCGAGCTAGTCACCGCGTCGGTGCCCTCTGTGCCTGTGGTTCCGCTAACATTGCCCGCCATGCTGTTAATACGCTGCCCCAGCGTCTGGGCTGCCTGATCGAAATTTTTGTTGATAGAGACCTGCTCTTGGGCTGACTTTCCGCTAAGTGCCTCACGACGCTGCTGCTCAAGCTGAGACAGTGCGCCACGGGCGTCGTTGAACTCCACGCGGTCCGCCCTTACCTTGTTAGCCGCGCCAACCTCTCCGAGCCTGACCCCCAGATTGTTAGCCTCGTCTTGGTAGCCGTTAGACTGAGCCCAGCGCTGCCGTGCGAGGAGGCTTTCCTCGTCGTTTGCGTCCAACTCCGGCGCGTTGTAGTCGCGGATGTTCTGGGCGTATGCCGCCCCGGCACCGCCCATGTTCTCCATTGAGAAGGCGCCAGAAAGCCTGCCTAGCATCCCTTGGAGCTGCTGACTCTGATTAGATCCCGACATGTCTTAATCTCCCATCCCTATGATTGACTCAAGCAGCCCTGCAATGCCAGATGCGCCGCCTTCCCCGTTCTGGCTGCCGCCCATGTTGTCCAAGATGCTGTCGTACAGGTTGGCCCGCGTCTGGTTGGCCACGTTGGACGCATTGACGTTGACCTCGGAGCCGCCCAGCATCATCTGAGTCAGGTAGCCCAGCCCTGTGAGCTGGCCAGTCTGAGACCTGTCTGCGTCCGCTCCCGCGAGCTGCATGAGGTCCATTTGCATCTGCATCGGCAGGTACTGCAGCTTGTTGGCGTCCAGACCTATCTGCGCCATCTGGTTGCCCAGCTGCGCCATGTTGGTGTAGCGCTGGTCTGTCATCTGCTTCTGCTTCACGCCGAGGTCTGAGAGCATGTTGGCGCTGTTGTTTCGCATCTCCGCGCCCTGAAGGCCCGACTGCCCATATGCCTGCGCCAGGTTGGCCTGCTGCAGCTGCTCAGCCTGAGCCTGCTGTATCGCCGCGAACGACGCCTGATTGCCTGCCTCCGCTCTGGCACGCGCCATTGCCGCGTCCTCGGCCGTTCCACCGAACTGGCTGCCACGTACACCACCTCGACCCATAGCGTACTCACGGGCCTGCTGCGCGGCCTGTGCCCTATCGAGTCCGGGCTGCTGCACCGCCATGGCTTGGTTGTATATGTCCTGCGTGCGCTGGCCCATGTCCTGCATGGACTGGTCCCTGAACTGATTGGCGGCTCCGTAGTTGGCCGCCATCTGGTCGTCCATGCCCTTGTTGGCGTAGGCCATCTGCTGCGCGCCCTGAATCATCCACGGGTTGGCTGCGTTCTGCGCCCCCAGTCGATTAAGGCCGTCGCTTGCGCCTCCGTAGCCGGTGCCCATCATGTTCTGATAGTTCTGGTTGACCGAGCCGTCAACGCCCACGCCCATGTTGACGCTGCCGTCACTACCGACAGTAGTGTTGCCCAGCGTGGAGGTGACACCGTAGCCATTGAACTGACTGCCCGTGTTGGACGTTTCGCCTAGCGTCTTCAGGTCGTTGTACATCGTGTTGCCCATCGACTCCACGGAGTTGGCTGAGTCAATCGCCCCGTAGATAGATCCGGCCTGACCTGCCGCGCTGAACAGGTTACCTAGGTTGTTTGATAGCCACTCATTCATAGTGTTGTCCTTCCCATCATGGTGTTGATAGATATTTGCTGCATAGATAGCTCCTCGCCTGTGATGACCGCATCGAACCCGACGCGGAGCATTTCCCCTGACCCGTTAAGTGATACCCGAGAGGTCCTAAAGTTGTCGTTTGAGCTGCTTGGCTTGTCCTTGGCCCTTCGGTTGTACTGGAGGTCGGCCCCGAAGCCCCAAATGGCTGTGAGGTCACTGTCGCCTTCACACTCGAACGAGTAGGACATTGTTTTGGGTACAATCGCCTGCATGAGGTTGCCGCCTTGATTTATCACCGCGCTCTCATAGCTGAACGTGTACGGGTTGGGCTGGTCATACCCGCCATACAGGAGCACGCCACGGCTGTTGCGGCCACCTAGCAGTGTCAGGTCCTCGCGGTTGGTCCTGACGGTGATGCCGTCGTACCAGTCGCAGTCAGTCCAGCGCGTGACCCTATAGCCGCCGCTCATGGATGGCTGGCCAAGCTGGAACGCATACGCGATCTCAAGCTCAGGGAACAGGCACACCGCCATCGACTTGGACTTCATGTGCGACAGCCTCACGGTGTCGCGGTTCTCTGCTATGAGCTGCCGAATGGCCGAGGACACGTTCATCGAGGGCTCACCCATAGGGGTAGACTTCTCTTGTATTACCCTGCCAAGAGAGCGCACGCCAAGACTATCGACAAACAGGTGGTCACTACCGATATTGCACATAGCGTCTTGATTAACAAGTCCAACGTCTCGAATCGCGTCCTCAAGCTTTAAGCCTCCCTCGCCGGCCGGGTCGCCTTGGGCGCCCGAGTAAATGAGTATCGAGTGCCGCCCGAATATGATTAGGTAGCCGTTGTGTGCGGCTATGCCCTGTATCTTGTCGTTACCGCTGGGCCAGTATTCGCGGACGTCAATAATGCCCGCCGTATTTTGCGGGTCGTCCGGCGTAGCCTTGCCGTCATACCACTGATAAGGCACCAGAAGATCGCTGTAATAAACAGTATCGTAGTTGCCGTTAACACCGCTAACCCAAAGCCGCCCGTAAGCAGCGCACGCAATATCACCATCAATCTCCTGTGCTATGACCCCTGTGTCGTCCTGCGGGGGAGAGTAGTCAGGGTGGTCGGATAGCTTCTCGGCCAGCCCGTTGTAGTAGAACATTGCAGGGTCGCCCTTAGAGAACACGAATATAGAGTCCTTGAAGGGCACCAGCTGCGCGTTGGTTCGCCCGTGGCTTGGGCGTATGTTGGGAACCTCTCGGAGCCTGCCCGAGTCAATGGCGAACCCCACGTACTCTGTGGGCGCAAGCTGACCGTTTCTGTCTGCGTAGCTGTACTCGCCCTCGCCAAACTCTGAGACGCCGTACCCCGACACGTTGCCAGACTCAAAGAGTCCGGTCCCCACGAGGCCGAATACCACGTCCCGGACGCGGGTGGTGTTTGACTTGCCGCTGTACTCTGACTCGCCGTACTCGCCAAGCCCATACTCTCCAAGCTCATCCTCTGAGGAAATCTCAAGGAGAGAGCGCGTGGTCCCGTCTTCGTTCCACTCGGTCAGGAAGTATTCAGACTCGCCGTACTCTGCCGCAGTCATTGGCGCGTGAGAGGGCGGAATCCACTCGTCGACCTCAACCGAAGCCATCCTCACCACGTCGTAGCCGCCCACTGAGGGCGCCTCGATGTCGCTCTCTGTAATGTAGTCCGCGAAAGCCTCACGGCTAGCTAGGCGGCCTATGCGGTCAACCACGGCGTTGTCCGCCCTGAGGGCGAACTCCGTCTGGGCTTGGAAGGGGGTCAGCTCCGTGTTAAGGCCCTGACCGCCCGGCGCGGTAATGGAAACCTGCTGCAGCGGCTGCATTACACCTGCTCCCAGATATACTCTGCCGGCGAGTTGTTAACGTCCCACGCTATGGCGTCACCGAGCGACGTGCGGGCAAACTCGAGCAGCTCTACCGCTGCGCGGCCGCCGGCCTCTCCACGTTCGCTGTGGGCGAATGCGAGGGCGTAGTCCATGATAGGCGCGTTGGGCACCTGTACAAAGTCGTCGTCACTCTTTAGCTGCATGGGCTTAGCGTAGCCAGTCACGGTCAGGGCCTTCTGGCCCGAAGAAAAGGCGGTGTCACCAAACCTGGCAACCGTGTAGGTGTTGACATCACCTGTGGATGAGTGGGTGTTGTCGGGGGTAGGGTAGACCCTAACCTCCAACGCCCCATCAACCGTTCCCATGGGGCTGTAGTATTGAGGGCTTCCGTTGCTTGGCTGAAACTGCGCGAACTTGCGGGCGTTAACCTCAAGCAGTGGCTGAACGGGCTTGACCCGCGTCACTGAGTAGATGGCAGAGCCCTGGGGAGTCTCTGGCAGGGTGTATTTGCTGACCCCGTGTATGAGGTCCACAATCCAAACCTTACGGTTGGCGTTCCATGTGTGCGCGTCTGACACGCGCCTGTGCGCGTCCTGCACGAACTTACAGGCCAGCCTCTGCTGCGGGTCGTTGTCGGGGTCGTTGACCGACGTTATCTCGTCCTCGCGCATTCGCACAAGCACCTCGTTGACCAGTTCCAGATAGGTCATTAAGCTCTCCTAGTAGTGTCGAGTACGGACTGCAGTAGCCCGCGCTGTATGTGATGCCGACGCTTTTGCCACGGTGTCAGCTTTGTCAGCTCGTTGAGGGGAGTCCACGTGAGGCCCTCGCCGTCACCATTGCCGCCGCCACCTCCTGCGCCTAGCCCTGCAAGCATTCCGCCAAACCCTGCGCCGATGCCGGGATCTCCTGCGCCGTCACCGTTGCCGCCCTTGTTGCCGGTCTCTCCGGTTCCGGTGCCCGTGCCTACCTGAACGCCAGAGCCTGTGTCGGTTCCTGCCCCAGTGCCGGTGCCGTTATCCAGCCCGCCGTTGCCGTTTTCGTTGGTGTTCTGGCCGCCCGGAGTTGCGCTGGGGTTGCCCGATGGGTTGGTCGACCCTGTGGGGTCGCCGCCCCCTGATACGGCGTCGATTATCTTGTCGATCTCCTCTTGGGTTAAGGACCCGCCGGCCTCGGTGCTAGGCTGGCTGGGGGAGGAGTCGTTGTTTGTTGGGGTGCTGCTGTCAACACCTGCGTCTGAGTTCTCTGTACTCGAGGCCGCTTCCTTAACTTTTTCAATTTCCTTTTCAATTTGACTGGCCAGCTCCACGTTGTTGTTGAGTATTGCCTGCAGCTTCTCCTGCTCGAGGTTGGCCACTATGGTGCCCACGGCCGTGTCGGTTGGGTTGCTTGGGGTTCCGTCAGTGCCGCCGCCTTTCTCGCCAGAGTCTAGGCTGGTGTCGGTGTTGTTAACGGGGTCGCTCTCGGATGCCTCCTGCTGCTCCTTGGGCTGCTCCTGCTCAGTCTGCTCGACCTGCTCAGGGGTAAGCTCCTCCGGCACGTCCTCAATAAAGTCAACAGGGCTTGCAGACAGCCCCGGACTTGGCAGTGTTCCCGCCATGTATAGGTGCTTATCGAACTCACTGAGCTGCTCATAGAACGAGCGACGAGAGTCCCCAATCTCAAATGGATTGCCGGCCGTAGCCTCGGACGTGACATAGTTGCCTGTAGCCGTCTCAATGATTGAGGTCTTGCCGTTAATCTCGCCTATGGTGTAGGTTCCGTCCATCTCCCTACCATACTGGTCGAACAGGTAGCTCTCGCTGATAACGTCCTCTTGGCTCATGTTGTCTAGGATCTGACCGGCTGGGGTGGTGTGGTCATAATCGGCCGCGCCGCTGGCACTTGGCCCCACAAACTCGGCGCTGGCCTCATAGTCAAGAATAGCGTTGAGGTCGTTCTCATTCATCTGGTCAATAATGTCCTGATTTCCGACCTGTATCTGCTCCGGAGGGCTGTAGTAGTCGTCCATAGCCTGCTGATCTAGAGCGTCTTGCACGCTGTCAGGAATCTCTCGGTACTCACCGCCGGGGATGATCTCCTGCAACATATCTAAGTTCATGTCGTTAGTAAGCTGGTCGTCAAGGTCCCAGTTGGGACCGCTGGCGAAGTCGAACTCACCGGGGCCTGTCAGGTCGTCTGTCAGGCCGCCGATCTTGTCCCCGGCCCAGCCTACGCCTTGCTCTAGCAGGTTCATGCCTGCGCCGCTCACGCCGCCCGTTAAAGCGCCGCCCAGAACGTCACCGTCAATGGCTCCGCCTATACCGCCCGTTATGGCGCCCTTAATGGCATCGTCAGCGAGATTAGAGCCTGTATCAATGAATCCGCCCAGCATGCCGTCAGCGTTGCTGAGAGAGCCTCCTACGCCGCCTGTGAGGGCCCCTACGCCGATGTCTTTGATATCGAGCCCGTTACCGGACACAACGCCGCCAATTGCGGAGTTGAGGCCGCCGTTAATGGCCCCCTGAGCGCCTGCGGACAGGCCGACCATAGCAGGGGCTAACGCAGCCCCCACACCGGCTGTCAGGGCGCCTGTGACGGCCATCTTGAACAGCTGGCCTCCTAGCCCCTCTACAGACACAAACTCCGAGTCGATATTGTTGTGGTGCTCCGCCTGCAAAAACGCCTGCTCAGGCGTGAGGCTGCTGTAGTCGGTCGGGGTGATCGTTGTCTGCACCCAGCTCTCGCCACTTAATACGCTGCCGCCGCTCCTTTCGTTCTCCTTGTAGGTGTGCTCTAGGGACCCGTAGTGCTGCTCAAAGGCTGCGTTCTCACGCTCCTGCGCCTCCTCTGCCGTTATAGCCCCAGTCGCGTACTGGTTCATGGTGTGCGTTCGCGCAGCGTCTAGGCTGCCTGCCTCCATAAGCGCGTCGTAGTCTGTCGTCTGCGCCCAGTTGCTGACGTTGTTGGCGGTGCCTATCCTCTCGTTTGCTAAGCCTCCGCCGGCATTAAGGTACGCCGCGTCTGACAGCATGTTGTACTGCCCCGGCCCTTGGGTGGGGTTGAGGCCGTTCTGGGCGACCTGCTGAATGGTGGACATGGGCGTGTACTGGGACTTGTCCGTCAGGTCTCTCTTGCTTGAGTCAACAGGCGCCGTGTAAACGCTGGAGCCTGAGCCGACCTTTATGGCGTCAAGCAGGTTCTGAGTGTTGATCAAGTTGTTGTCAGGGTTCTGCATCTCCCCGAGGCGGTCAAGCTGATCCTGAGTCCACCCGGTTGTGTCTATCCCTTGAGAGTTGGCCGCAGCCTGAGCTATGCCCTCGGCCGCATAGCCCTGCTCTAGGGCCTGACCGTTGGCGCTACTGCCCATCTGCTGCATAGCCATCTGGCCATCAGTCAGAGAGTTAAGTACGGCGTTGTACTCGTCCTTGGAGACGGAGGCCATCTCTAGCAGCCTCCACCGAAGGTGAGGCCGTCGTCGCAGTCAGCTTGAGCCTGCTCAGCAACCTCCTCGGTAACCTCCTCGTAAGTCGTACACTGCTCAGGGCCAAAGCCGAGCTGGTCTATACACTGCTCAACCTGGGCAGCAAAAGGCTCTACCGACTGCACGCGCAGGTCGTTAGCAAGGAACCGGGTAAACTCCCACAGGCGACCAGAGGATACGTATATCTCCTCGCCGGTCTGCAGCTCGTAGACGGTGCCGTCGTCGAAGTAGATGGTGTCAGCGGCTGCGCTTGTCGCGGCGATTGCTATCATCGCTATCAGTAGCTTTCTCATTATTGCGTCCCTTTGTCATGGTTGATTTGATCTCTAAGCAGAGACCTAGGCAGATGTCTGCCGATTGGTTAGTTGAAAACTGCGCGCAACCGGCCAAAAGAATGACCGGCAGCACCAGGGCAAGCCTCACGCGGCCGCCTCGAACAGGTCGTCCAGCTGCTCATCTGTCAGCAGCCCCTCAGTGGCCTCAATAAACCACTCGTCGAGCCTGTTGATCGTTACCGCAAATTGGAACCGTATGCCTAGCTCAGGGCTCTCGATAAGCGCCTTAGAGGCCGTGAGCGTCTGATACACGCCCGCGCTGTTCAGGGCCAACCGTAGGTCTTCGTTGGTGGCTGACATCCTCTGACGCTTCTTCTGTAGCTGCTGTGCATCGTAGGCAGCTATCTGCTCATCTACGGTGACAACCTCATCGTCATCGTTGGTGTACTCAACGAACATGGGCTGCACCTTCCACTTCTCTACCCAGCTCCCCTCTACCTGCTCAACACCGTCACGAGTTGCTACCTCATAATCACCTACAGGTGGCTTAGGACTGGCGAGTACGGGGTCAACGCCTAGGAACTCTAGGGTTGCTGATGTCCATGTCTTAGGTAGGCTGGTGTTGGGGTTCTCTGCTTTGAGTTGGCTCTTAGTCGCTAAGGAGCCATCCGTTCTCTTTCTGTACTTCATGTGTTGCTCCTTATGCGATTGCCATGTAGATGTATTCAACGCCGTCTTTGTATATCTGTGAACTTGACGAGCTTTCGATAAAGAACCCTCCTATCTGACCCTGCGGACTAGGAGATATCCAGTTTTCATTAGTGACTTGAGCAGCCGTAGAGTTCAGTTGCAGATACGGGTCATTGCCGCTGGTGATGCCGCGAAGCGTGTCCCAGTAATACCAGTCACCGTCTTCAGAGGTAGACTTGATAAGAACGAACCTAGGGATCGCTGTATCAAAACCACAATCAATCCATTGCCAATCGCCCGTACCCGTGTAAGTACCGATGTCACAGATGCCGGGGACTGAGGCCCATAGCATCATTATGTAGTTCTCAGATGACCCGTTAAGTCCGCTGCCACCTCCTAACGTAAAGTGTGTGTCTGTGGGTAGCACGACGTTTGTGCCATCACCCCAGTAGTATTGATTGCCGGACAAACTAGCTTCGGCTTGCGTATTTAACTTTAGACGAGAGTCTCCTCCGTTTAAGTGAGAGCAATACACTATCCATTCAGAAGCTCGCTCTAAGGGCTTTAACCACATCATCTCTGGCACTACACCAAGGTTATGAGAAACCTCGCGACCTGCTACGCTGTCGCCTTCATACGTCACCACATCGAAGAAGCCGGGGGCGCGTCTAAACATCCATGCAACATCTGTGGGGCTGGCAACACCTGCTCCATTCCTCCACCCCCATCCTTTGTTATGCTGCCACCCCTCTGGCATCCCAGTGTACGGGCCTTGCTGTGCGCTTGAGGAGTCGGTATTCAGAGAGTAACCAGCCGTTAGTCTTGAGCTAATCGTGTTGGAGTGAACGCTACTTATGTCGTTTATTTGTAGCGCCATATCAACAGGGAAGCTTGAGGGATACTGTGGTATATCAGCAGTAGCTTCCTCAACAGCAAACAACTCATCTGGCTCGAACTCCTCTGCTGGCTTGTTGGGCCTGCGGATTGCCATGTAGATGTAGTTGTCGTCTTCTTGGTTTAACGAGCCAAGTGAAGATGTTAATGTAAACCCAGTTGCGTTGATGTCTAAGTTGTTTCCAAAGAGCTCGGCCTTGCTCTCATTAGGGTTTAAGCCCGGCTCCGCATTTACAGCGTCAGACCCCATGCCCCTCATAGAGTCATACATAAGCCATCTTTGACTATTGGTTGTGTTCTTAAATAACAAGAACTGAGGCTCCCATCCAAGGTCTATCTCATTCGTCACACCAGTACCCGTATAGCCCCCACACTTGATGATGCTCTCGTCGCCATCAGGGCCGAACATGGGGGCGTCGTTTGCGAATAGGTAGGCTACGTAGTCAGCGCTAGCGCCATTTACTCTAGATGAAGCACCAAGTGTAAACACAGAGTCAGTTGGCTCAGTGTTGTTAAAAGTACCTGAGGCTGTCGTGGCACCTACAGTCTCCTCAAGACGAAGATACTGGGTAGCGCCTAGGCTTCTGTGGTAGACAGTCCAAACATCATCGAGAGTCGTGGACTTCATTATAACCATTCCCGGCGTACTGCCAAGGTTGTGAGCTATCTCACGCCCAGCTACACCGTCGCCCGTGTACGTCACGACATCGAAGAAGCCTTCCTGCTTGGCGAATGACCATGAGACGAAGTTGTCACCGCTATTATTAACGCGTCCGAAATCTCCAAGACTAAACCCGTCGTTATTAAACGAGGTAACACCGTTGGGCCAATCTTCCGCAGCATTACTTGTATCCGTTTTTAGTAAAGCTGCTGGGTCTCTTTCTGTATCTGCTAGCGCGTGATTCCCTGACTTTCTGGTCTTAATCCAAACCAGACCGCCCTTGTCGTCTAGGTCGATATCATTAACTATGTCTCGGTCTGCGCCTGTACCTGTGTACAAGTAGGTGGAGAACACGTCATCAACGTACTTGCTTGAGCCACCAGAGCCGCCGCTAGCGTCTCCTGTTATCTTCCTAGAGATACTCATGCGAACGCCTGCCCTCCGACAAAGCCCTTAAAGGTTGTGCCGTTGTCCGTGGTTAGGAAGGTGAACACATAGGTTGAGTCAGCGGCCAGCACAGGTGCTATGCCTGTTGACCACTTGATGTTTGCGTCCCAGACCAAGGCAACCATGCTGGTAGTGTCCAGTGTTAGCGTACAGCCATAGGCGTCGCCAGACCCAGAGGGTGCGCCAGAGAGTCCTAGGGTGTAGCTGGTAGCACCTGAGAAGTCCATGGTGAAGTTATTGGCTAGATTTAGCTCTAGCGTTGCAGTGCCACCGTTGTAATTTGGCTCCCTGACCGTCTCGGTAAACGTCCCAGACTTAACGCTGGTGGCGTCAACATTATTTAGGGCGCCCTGTAGTCCGGTTACGTCAGAGATTGCATGGCTGTGGGCTGACGGAGCAAAATCTACAGGCTTACCTGTCACATCATCCCACGCCACCGACGCTGTGCCGCCTGTGCTGTCCCACGTCCAGCGTCCGCTAGTGCTGTCAAACGTCCAGCCAAGATTACTTGGATCATTAATTACTTTAGTTGTCATCTAGCTTCTCCCAAGTCCACGTCATTATCATCTGGCGGAGTGTGATTGGTATTATATATTTCCTCGGGTTCGAGCCTAAGAATACGATTAGACGGATCTGTTGCGTCCAGTCCGCTTGACGTTGCGTTGGTGAGCGGGGTAATGCTTCCGCCACCCGGTGCTTTGTTATTCCAAAAGGTGCTGTAGTCATCGTCCCCTGTGAACATTAATATCTTGCAGCCCGGTGTTGCCGTGGCTCGGCCCGTTGGATTCATGGTAATAAGGTCGTCTTTGTTAGTAATACCTGAGCAAATTCTAAAGTCTTGCAGATAGGCGTTTCTCAAAGGTAAATCAGCTATTGAGGAGCCAAGGAACGCGTTGGAGGAAGCGCTAAAGCTTTGCTTGTTCTCCTGCATCACAAAGACGCCGTTTAAATAGGCAGTGCACCAAGCGCCGTTGTTGATTGCAGCAACATGGACCCATGTATCTCCGTAGGCTGTAGCTATATCGCCATAACTTAACTTAACGGATAAGCCTATCGTAAGTCGTAACTGTCTCCCTTCAAAGTAGAGCACTGGACTTGGGTGGTCTGTACTGAGACGGGCGTCAAAAATCATCATTGTGGACGGAGTGTTTGGTAGCTTTATCCAGAAATCAATTGACCACATACCATCGAGCGCAAAATCATCGACCGCGAAGCCCGATGAATAGCCACTAGTGTTACTTGGGAAGTACGCGCTACTGTGTGCGAATTGGCGGCGATACGGCCACACCTTATCACTGCCCTTGTAGGCGGTAGTGATCTCCTGCGATCCCTTCATCACCTTGGTGACTTCTTGTGAGCCTAGCGTAATCATGCGGTTATGAAGTACAGAGTGTCAGCGTTAGGCGAGAGGCCATTATACTCTGCCTCAGTACCCGTCCATATCTTGTCAGCGTCCAGCTTGCCGTCAATGGCCGCAGTATTCGTAGCAATGTCAGACTTGACCTGCGTATCGTCATAAGGCACCAAGGCAGAAATGGCTGAGGTATTGGCTGCAATGGCTGAGGTATTGGCTGCAATGTCTGAGGCATTGCCGCTAATATCGGTTGAGTTAGACGTTACAGCGGCCCATAAGGCTGTGTCGTCATAGTCTTCTCCGGGAGTACCGCCCTCCGTTTGCCCATGGGGAAACTCAAGCCACTTGTCCTCATCCCATATCCACACCATAGCTGTTGTGCTTTCCAACCACTGCATACCATCAACAGGGAATTGGGGCTCGGTAGCTGAGATCACCATCCCAGCGCCAGAACCACCGCCATCACCACCGCCACCACCGATAACGATGCTGTCTATCCGAGTATCAATGTCCTCAGTTTCTCTAGCTATAGCGTCGAACTCATCCTGCAAGTCCGACCCATAGATAATCTTCTCGAGATCGTTGGGGGGAAGGGTGTCCTTGACCGCAAAGTTGTTGATCGGCTTGTAGCTCATGGGGCCCCCTTTATACTTCGGTGTCGAGAATGATCATAGTGAATCCCACCGTCGATGGGTTAGTGAGCGAGGTTCCGTTGTCCTCTCTAAAGCCGAGGTCTACGTAGGAGTCCTGCTGGTTTACGACATAGCAGAACAGGGGCTTGCCGTTAATGGCGGCAGGAGTAGCGACCACGGCGTACTGCTGGTCGACTTGGTTGATCTCCTGATCGAACGTGATGCGCCAATTTCCTCCGCCTGCGGGGGAAACGCTCTGCACGTTGAGTGCAAAGGTTACGCTGCTACCGTTCCACTTAACGGCGGCAAGCTCTGCGCTCTTGCTGTCGGCAGAGATCGCCTCGAATTCTTCCATAAGCTCGGTGCCGCGTATGACCTTGGCGCTGTTGCCAGAGGGTAGGGCGTCCTTAGCTCGGTAATCGTATTTTGGTGTATAGGCCACTTGGCTCTACTCCTCTATAAATTGGGAAATGGGACCCCCGAAGGGGTCCCTTTAGTGGGGTCAATTAACCAGCGACCCAGATTTGAACACCACACTCAGGCCGATATACATCGAAGCCGTAGAGCGTGTCAGCCGTCATCAGGTCGGCCAAGTACTCTTGCTTGTATTGCGTCTGCGTTCTCACGCCCATCTGCTCGGCCATCACAAGTGCGTCTGTGTGGAACAACAAGCAAGGCTTCTCACCCGCTGAGTTAGCGGTCAGGTTGGTGCTGGTGTAGATGTCTACGCCATAAAGCTCACCAATCTTGCCGTTAACAACGCCACGACCATTCACGAAGTCAGACGAGACATAACGATCAATGCCCATAATCTGGTTACGTGCTGAGGGTGGGATGACCAGCTTGCGGTTTTCCATGGGAACGTCAGCATCGTCGAGCAATTGGATTGCATCTCGGAATGCTTGGTCACAGAACTCAAGCGCGTTGCCTTCAACGTGTGGGTCAGCAGATGTACCGGGGTTTCCACCCAACGAGTCAATCTTGTGATCCCAGCCGTTAGTGGCAACGATCAGGTCAGAGTCGACCTTGCGAGCCAGGGCGTAGCCAGCGTCAGAGGTGTAGAAGCTTCGCAGTGAGCTTAGAGCCTGCTTCTCTACAATGTCCTCGATCAGCTTTGAGAATTCCCAGTGCTGGTCAATGGTGATGACCTTCTCGCCCTCAGTGTTGGCGATCAAGGTGACCTGCTTCTCTGCTACCTTGCTGTTGGCGTCCGAGCGGGTCGGCATTGGGATGTGGATGGTGTCGCCTTTCTTGCCCTGCATCTTGATCGACTTAACCAGCGGCTTCATTACGATAGACTTCTCGTAAGCTGCGATGATTTCGTCAGACCAGATCGCTGGGATAAACGTCTTGGCGGTTGCTTTTGTTACTGCGGACCCTGTGGCCCATGCGGCGTCTAATGCCATGATAATACTCCTAAAAGGTTAGTTAACCCCGGACCCGACCCTCGGCGTAGGCCGCCATGATCTGGTCCTGCATTGCTTCGTATTGCTCGGGGTCGTTCTTCATAAGTCGGCGAATCTGAGGTCGAGAGAAAATCCTCCCAGACCGTTGGCCGTCCGGATTGTTGCGAGATGAGCCCGTGTTGGCGCCCTGTAACGCGGTTTTGCGAGCCTGAGCTGAAACGTTCTGGCTCGTCTGCGCCGTATTTCTGATCTGCTTGAAGGTGGAGAGCAATTCGTCAGCCGCCTCGACTGACATGCCTTGGTCCGCCTCCCTGTAAAGCCGTTGCCGTACCGGGCTAGCCTGTACCCACTCACCAAACTCCTGGGAGGACAAAACCTCCTTGAGGTCGGTGTGCTTTGACTGGAGCTGCGCTACGCCTTGGGCCTTCTGCATTTCAACTGCTACGGCTTGAGCCTGCTGCAGAACCGGGTGGTTCTGGATCTGGCGATCAACCGCGGTCTTGGGGTCAACGAAGTAGTCGACCTCCTCGGGTGCGGCCTGCTGGGGCTCGTTTTGTGATCGTGCGGACGTCTGCACAAAGTCATCGAACACCTTACGAAGCTCACCGATTTCGTTACCTTGGCGGCCTATGTGCTTCTCGGCCTCTTGGTGCATCTGGGCAATTTGCGCCGCAGACTTGCCTCGGTACTTTTCGGGTAGTTGCTCCTCGTGCCCACCACCTTGGGGCTCCTGAAATTGCTCAGCGGCTTCGGGTTCTAGTGCTGCCACTACCTCCTCGTCGCTGGTCAGGGTTTCTCCCTCGTTAAGTGGTACCTGTACTTCGTCGTCCTCAATCCATGTTGCCATGTCATCCGCTCCTAATAGGGTTTATCGGAATAAGTAATAAACGGCTCGGATGAGCCGCAGGTGTCCGGTCCCAGAACGGGGTTGCCGGTTAGTTAATCAGCCGGGTTAGTGGCTGACGCGATCCTCGTCGTACTGCGCCTCGGTGGCCAGTACAGCGCTCTCATAGCCGGCAATGGCGCGTAACGCCTCCAGCCGGCCCTTTACGTGGAAAAACTCGTCAGAGGTCGATGCGGCGTCGAGCGTTAGCGTCTCGATTAGGCCCTCTACCTCCTCCATGAAGTCCTTCCACCCCTCGGTCACAAACATGCCGCGGGCGTGGTCAAATGTATCTTGCTCGTCCATTACGCTGTGGGCTCAACTGATTTGTTGGCCACCTTGCGCTTGGGCTCGGTGCGTCCGTTGTCCTTTGCCTCGAGGGCGTCAACGCGCTGGTATAGCTCCTTCAGCAGGTTGTTAACCTGCGTCAGCGCCTCGTCTAGTTGTCTGGTTGTTACGTGCATCTACTGCTCCCTCTCTAGTGTCTCTATTAGGCCGCCTAATGAGTTGGTAAGCGCCTTCTTTAGTCCCGCCACTGTTTTCTCATTTGACAGCGCCGCCTGAATGTCTCCAAGCGCCTCTGCCAGCGCCTTGGTCGATACCGTGCCAGTTAGACCAGACCCGTCGCCCACAAACTTGTTGGCTGTCACGGTGCCGGTAAACTCGGAGTCGGAGCCGATCTTTGCGCCAATAAAGAAAGGGTCTCTTAGACTGGTGACCCATAGCTGGTCGCCAAAGTATTCGATGGTGTTGCTGCCTATGTCATTAAAGAATGAGTCACCACCTGACAGCGCGTCCACTTCATCTTTACTGTAGACGCTAAGGCTAGAACGCATACCCGCCGCGTCGTTCTTCTTTATGCCGTTAGTAGATTGCTCACCGCCAGAGAGGAACCATGTGTCGGCCGTGTTGCTTGAAATGTTATGGGAGAATGTTATGTTTTTAACAGTGACTTGGGTGAACTTGGCGTTACCGTTATTGTCCCTAAGAGCCAGCGTGTTCGGCGTCCAATCGTTAGTCATCTCTGGGAGATCAATCTCGCCAGACTCAATAGACTCTAGCTGCTCAACAAACCAACGGTTTACCTCAAGCTGATTCTTTAGCTCTGGGATATTCTCCGTGCTCTTGTATCTGCCTTTGGCATCGCGGAATACGATGTCACTTCTCGTTTTTACTTGATCCGTTGTGACTTCAAACGATCCCGATTCGCCACCGCCCGATGATCCGCCGCCAACCTTGTAGTGGATCTGCGTCTCGCCGGGGAGGGGCATGTCCAGCGTGTAGACCTCTCCGTCGGTCATCGTGACAATGATCGCACCGTCACCGTCTTGGATGATGTCCTCGATGCCTACGCCGTCCTCACCGCACGCGCCGTCGCTGCCGTCGCTGCCGTCTTTACCGGGCTTGCCCTGCTTACCGTCGTTACCCTTGGGACCCTGCCTGCCGGCAGGTCCTGAGTCACCCTTGACGCCACGCTCTCCCTTAACGCCCTGAGCGCCGTCCTTGCCGGGCCTAGAGGCGGCCGCAGACTCTGCGATCTCCTTGCGGATGAGCGCGATGACTGTGACTAGGCTGAGACCTTCGATAGATGTGCTCATTGCTGAGTGGGCTCTCCGGGTGTGGGCTGCTGTGGCTGCTGTGGCTGCTGCTGCATCATCTGCTGCAGCATCTGAGCCTCTTGGGCCTTGTTCTGCATGGCTGCGCGGCGCTCCTCAAGCTCTACCGCTAGGCGCTCCTCCTCCATGAGCATGCGTCCAAGCTCAATCTTGTCCTTAAATCCCACATCGACCTGCCCATCCTTGTCCACGTCGCTGTACTTCAGGTATGTCTCCTTCGGCAGTACCTCGGCCTCAACGGTGTACTTTTGCGCCCTAGAGGCTGATTCCGCCGCCTGAGCACCCAAAAGGGCCGTTTGAGCCTGCTGGAGGGCCATTTGGGCCTGCTGCTGGGCCTGCTGGGCCTGCTGAGCCTGCGGATTTGGCTGGCTAGCTTGGTCAATTGTGGCGATGATTTCGTCCCTAGATCCGACGTTTAAGTGCTCAATAATGGCCTTAACGATGGCCCCATGGGCCGGTGTGCCGGGTTGCTGGGTCTGCAGGACCTGTGCGAGCTGCCCGACCTCATATTCACGCGCCACAACCCCTAAAGAGCTGATAACGGTGAATTTGTAGTCCTTGACGGGGTATTCCTCGGGCGCAAACTGCATATAGCGGCACGCGGCCTTCTTAATCATGGGCTTGAGGAATTTATCTTGGAAATTGACCAAGGTTCGCTTCTGACGCTTGATAACAGCGCCTAAAGACATGGCCACACCGCTTGCGGTGGCCTCAGAGCCCGGATTCTGGGCCATTTGGGCCCCGTCAACGGCTCCGGTGGCCTGCTGGACCATGGTTTGCAGCTGCTGGGACTGCGCAAACGTCACCTGAGACAGCTGGCCAAAGTTAAACGGCATAATGGCCTGCTTTGGGTCGCCGTTGGTCAGGATCATGCGCCCTGGGCGGACCTCCATCTTGCTGCCTCGGGGTATTCGCGTCGAATCCACCGCCATCATGGGGTGGGTAGTCAGCGCGAGCGCATCAATCCGGGCGCGAAGCTCCGCGTCGAGGGCCTTTTGCGCGCTGTAGCCCTTCTCGCAGACGCCACGGCCCCAGAATCGTCCGGGAACGGTGTCCCAGGCAAAGCCGACCACCGGCCGGTCTTGGGTCATGTAGGGGTTAACAGATGCCTTGAGCACCGTGCCGCCGTTGGCGATCACAACAACCGCCTCCTGATAGGCGGAGTCAGTCTTCAGCTCCATCTCGTCGACGCCTTGGTCGAGGAGAAGCTCTCTAGGGACCAGCCCGTAGTACCTGATGACCTTTACGCGGTCGGCGGGTTGGTCAACAAGCGTTAAATCAACCTCGAGGTCCATGTCTGCCGGATCTGTCTGGATAAATTCGTCGCGGTACACCCCTTGCTCCTGCAGGATCTCTACCTTGTGCAGGGGGACAAACTCCTCAATGGCAACGCCCAGGGCGTCGTCTATGGACGTCGCGCTGGGGTCGATCAGGAAGTTGCGGGGCTGGATAGGGATGAGCTTAACAAGGGGTCGCTGCTTCTGCGTTACCCCAAACTCTTGGTGCACCTCGTCGAGCTGCTGCGTAGAAGGCACCAGCTCTGTGTGATCCTCGACAACCATCTCAGCAATGCCCGTGCCAAACACCGCGGCGTTGAGCAGCACCTCACCAATAGAGGGGCGCACCTGTGCCAAGTCAAAGTCCTCGTGGAGCTTCTCCCTCAGAAACGCAACGTCTCTGGGGTCTTGGTCTTGGGCGTCGTCCTTCATGTCAAACAGCTTGTCGCCCTGAAAGGTTGCGGCCTCGATCTCAGCGACGGAGGACTCGACCGCCTGCTGTAGCGCAGGGGCAATTAACCGGCACCGCTCGGACTCTCTTGTCTTGTCCTGCTCGGCCCACTTGCCGCGCCAGAGGCGGTAGTACTCGTCGTGCAGGCTCTCAAAGTTGCTGGTGTAGTGGTTGCGCCACTCGCTGCACTGGTTGGCCACCCACTCGCCGAGGTCCTGCCCAGAGGACAGGTGCTCGATGTCGTTTAGTTTTTCCTGAAACATAGGTTCCATAAGTTAGTATCCCATTGCCATGTCTTCGGGCTCCCAGTCATCGGTCACGATGTCCTTGTGGTATGACTTCTGATACAGCTGGTCAATGTAGGCCAGCGAGTCAATCATGTCGTCGTGCGCGAGTCGGCTAGGGAACATTATGGCCTCGTCGATAAAGTCTGCGTTCCAGTCGCCTTTCTTTAGGTGGATCATTCCGTGCTGGCTCTTGCCCTGCAGCGCCCAGAGGATCCTGTCCTCCTTCTTCTGGTTTCCGTGGGAGAGCAGCTCTATGTTGAAGATCCGGTTTTCTCTCCGCATCTGGTCGGCAAGAGGCTGCATAACCGCCTGCTGAGCGAGTCCCTTCTCGATTCCAACCGAGACCGGGCGGTACTTCTCAACCGCCCTAAATATTCGGGCACACGTTTCGTTAAGTCCCCACTGTCCCTTGTCGATTTCATTAACCCACCAGTGTCCGTCATCGTCCACAAAGACAGTTGAAATCGCCGTGGAATCGCGGCGCTTATTCTTCTTTGCGCCTGCGCTCGCAAATCCTGCCAAGTCAACAGCGACGTAGTAGTCGCCGTCGCTTCGGGGTCCCTTCTCGACGATCTCGAAGTCTGCTTCATTAAAGTATTCACTCCCTTGGGCGTCAAAGCTCGCCATGTATTCTTGGTTAAACGACCACCGCGGCAGCGTCTTCTTGGCAGCCTCTATCTCAGATCGTCGGACAAACGGGTTGTCATAGGTTGTCAGGTGCCAGCGCTCGTAATCCTCCCACTCACCTGCGCCCTCATAGAGGTCGTAGAACCAGTTGCGGCCCTCAGGGGTCCCGATAAAGATGCAGCTGCCCATCCGGTCGGATAGGGCGGGTCGCAGGATGTTGTTGAACACGTCCTCCTTAATAAACGCCGCCTCGTCCAGCACGAGGTGCTTTAGGCTGACACCCCGGAGGCTGTCGGGTCTGTCGCTGCCCTTTAGGTAGATACGGTTGCCGGCGATGTCCATCTCAAGGTTGTTAACGTTGGACCACTCAATCAGGTCCCCCGCGATGTCAAACAGGCTGTGCCACATCACGTCACGGGCTATGCCCTGCGTAGGGGCCACGTAGAACGTCTTGCCGGGCTTGCCGTTAAGCGCGTTCAGTATCATCGACACCGCCGCAAGGTGAGACTTGCCGCAGCGTCTGCCGGCCGCTATGACCTTAAACCGTGCGTCGTGCTGCAGCGCGTCCTTTTGCCAGTCAAGCAGCTCAATATCAAGGCTAGACACCTAGCCCCCGTAGTTGCGGGAGAGGAGCTGGCTCAGGAAGTCGCCGTAGCCGCCGCCACCGCCGCCCATGAGCGCCTGCAGCATGCTGACGTTAGAGCCCTGACCGTAGCCGTAGCCGCCGCCGAAGAAGTTGTTATTCCCGAACGGGTTCGGTGGCATCTGCGCCGCGTACTGGTCAAATGGCGATGGGCCGGTGGGTTGGTAGTTGCTGCCGTATCCGGGCGGTGGGCCGCCTGAGACAGTGCCCAGCGGGCCGCCTGTTTGTTGACGGGGGTTAGGCCCGAAGCCTGTCTGCCCATTCCAGCCGGGTGGTGGGCCGCCGCCTGTCCCGTCGTACTGACCGCCGCGTTGAGGGGGTCGGCCAGAGATCGCGGCCTTTGCCGCCTCAGCCGGTGGCACTCCGAAGCTGCATAACTGCGCGTACGCTTGGTTGGGGTCGTCAGGTAATGCCTCGCCAAAAACGCCCGTTGCGCCGGGTGCGCCGGGCGCCGGGTTCAATACAGGCGCCGATGCGCCTATAGGACCGGGGACCGCGGGGGCCGCGGAGTTCGGGGCCGTCGGTGGCGGGGCTGTCGGCAGCGGCTGCTGGCTGGGGCCAAGCGCCGGGTTGTAGGGCGTGTATCCCTGGGGGACCGGCTTAAAGGGGTTGCCGGTGGAAAAGTGCTCGGCGTTGCCGCTGAATCCCGCGCCGTTGGACTGGTGGGCGCCGGTAATTCCGTTAGGGTTGGTCAGCGCGGTGTTAATGCCCTGAGACGGGGCGTACATGCCGCCGCCCGTGGTGTTAGCGTTGCGGATAGTGCTCATGGCTGCTCGTCCTGTTCTATAGTTACGGGGCCGTCAGGTCCTACCTCTTTTTC